CTCCGGTCCCGGATGTTCGTGCACTTCATCGACTGCCGCAAAATGGATGTTCAGCCCGTCCATCTTGCTGGCGTCCGCCGACAGCGGCCTGAACCAGGACGAGGTCGGCAGCACGGCCAGATTGTTCACCGTGCGTGTGATCCTCGATTGCAGCGCCGAACTCGCCGCCACCATGCGCTCGGCCTCGCCAAAGACGATCCTGGCCTGATCGCGCGTCGTTGCCGCCGAATAGACATGCGCACCGGGCTCGCCATCGGCGATCAGCGCATAGAGCGCCGTGCCGGCCAGAAGCACCGACTTGCCGTTCTTCCTTGCTACTTCGACATAGGCGGTGCGAAACCGGCGCAATCCATCCTTGCGCTTCCAGCCATAGAGCGAGCCGACGACGAACTGCTGCCAGCCCTGAAGCACGAAGGGCTCGCCGGCCCATTCGCCGGTCGAGTGGCGCAGATGGCCGAAGAAGTCGATCGCATGCCGTGCCGCAGCGCCATCCCAGACCAGTCCGCGTTTTACCCCCACCTTCAGGTCCGCGAGGTGCCGCTCGCAGGCCAGACGCACCAGCCGGCCGGCGACGATCCGGCCGCCAACCACCGCACGGGCATAGGCTGTAACCGGGCAGGATGGAGCCTTCTTGCCGCCATCACCCCGTTCGCGCGAAGCACGGGAACTAGGCTTTGCGGCCACGGTTCAGGAACTCCTCGAACGGATCGCTCGTCTCGGCGGGTTCCGCCATACGGATGCGCGAGCGGCTCGACGGCGTCAGTCCGAATTCGCTCTCGATCTGCGCCATCTGCGCCAGGCACTTGTTGGCCACAGCCAGGAACGGGTTCTGGATGATGTTGTCATTCGACGTTTTCACCACAGGGCCACGGCGCTTCACTTCCTGCTCCGCCTCCAGCCAGCGCCGCCAGATCACGACGTAGCGGGCGAGTGCGTGCGTATCCAATTCGGTCATGACGCCGTGGCCGGCCAGCAGCTCGGCCATCTCGGTGAGCTTCGCCTTCGCAGCATCGTCGAGATGGTCAGGCGGTTCGGGCGTCGCCACCACCGGCTTCGGCTCGGCCTTGTTCAGGCGATGCGGACGGGCCGTGCCCTTCACCAGCTTCAGATGCGTCGGCAGCGGCTTGCGTCCCGCCATGGTGGCTTCTCCATACATTTATCCTGTGCCGTCACTACGAATGCGCACCGCTTCGAACACCCGCCGCAATGTAAAACTGCGCGCGATCGACACCACGGTGAAGATCGCGCCCATGGCCATGTTGTCGGCCAGCGTGGTGGACAATCCGAACAGCGGGAACACCAGCATCTGCGTGATCACCGCTACGCCGTAACCGACGGCGACGTTGGCCAGCGACTCCACCAGAGACATGGTGCGGGATTGCTTCATGCCGCTGCCGCATCCCCGGTCGCGGTCCCGGCATCAGGCACTCGATCGGCCGCGATCTCATCAAAACGGCGGCCGTCGCCATCGAGCCTGGCCGCCTTGCCGGTGAATGCCTGCCAGCGCTTGACGACCACATCGCAGAAGGCCTCCGACAGTTCGAGGCCATAGACGCGGCGGCCGGTCTTCTCGCCGGCGATCAGCTGTGAGCCCGAACCGGAGAACGGCTCGTAGCAGATGTCGCCCGGTCTTGTGTGCAGCTGCATCGGCAGCGTGAACACGCGCACCGGCTTCGAAGTCGGATGCTCGCGGGTTTCGATCTCCGAGGATGGGATGTTCCACACCGTGGTCGGCCAGCTCTCGAACCCCTCGCGGTTGATGCGGGGCTTCTTGCCGCGACGCCATCCGAACAGGCACGGCTCATGCGCCCACAGCATCACCGAGCGCGTCAGCACCGGGCGCGATTTGGCCCAGATGATCTGCTGGTGATGCAGCACATCGAACTGATCCCAGACCGTTTCCAGCATGCGCTGGCGGCGCGAGGCGTGCCAGCAATACCATGCCACATCCTCGGCAATGGCATGCTCGATCGCCACCTTGCAGAAGGCCTCGTAGAACTGCGGTCCTTGGGCAGAATCATCCCAGTGCGGCTGCTCGATATAATCGTCGCCCCAGTCCTTGTTGGCGATTTTCTTCGCCCGCGCCGAGGCGGTTTTCTTTGTCGGATGGTTGGTTCCGTCATAATCGACCAGGTAGGGCGGATCGGTGGCAAACAGCGCCGCCCGTTCGCCGTTCATCAGGCGACCAACATCTTCCGGCGAGGTGCTATCACCGCACAGCAGCCGGTGATCACCCAGCAGCCACAGATCGCCGCGCCGTGTGACAGGCGTTGCCGGCACCTGCGGAATGGCGTCGTCCTCGGTCAGCCCATCCTGTTCGTCATGGCTGCCGTAAAGCAGGTTCTGCAACTCGTCGTCGCCGAAGCCGGTGAGGCCAAGGTCAAAGCCGGCCTCCTGCAGGTCGGAGAGCTCGAGCGCCAGCAGCTCCTCGTCCCAGCCGGCATTCATGGCAATGCGGTTGTCGGCGAGCACCAGCGCCCGGCGCTGCGTCTCCGATAGTCCCGTCAGCACGATCGTCGGCACCGTCTCCATACCGAGCTTGCGCGCCGCCAGCACGCGGCCATGACCGGCAATCAGCGTGCCATCCTCGGCAATCAGCACCGGGTTGGTAAAGCCGAAGGTGCGGATCGATCCGGCAATCTCGGCCACCTGCGCTTCCGAATGCGTGCGAGCATTGCGTGCATAGGGAACCAGATCATCAAGCTTGCGATATTCGACGGCCAGCTGACGCTCAATGCCATCAACACCGATATGCGCAGTTTCAGCGATTGTCATTGTCTGTATCCAATGAAATCAACATCCTGGTTGCGCCCCCCCATTGCCATTTTGGCCGCGGATGCGCTGTTGGTGGCGCGCGGTCCTGGGGTCGAACTCTCCAGAGATTTGACCTCCCCCGGGGGCCTATCAGCAGCGCCGCACATTGCCGAAGCCGCCATCCTTCGCTGCGGTCTTCCTGCCGTGGCACGATGCGCACAGCGCCTGCCAGCGGGCGCGGTCCCAGAACACCGTCTCGTCACCGCCATGCGGATCGATATGATCAACGACGCTTGCCGGGTGGATCACATCGTGACGCGCGCATTCCACGCACAGTGGATGATCGTGCAGGAAGGATGCGCGTTCCGTTCGCCAGCGCTTCGAGCGGTAGAGCGCACGTGCCACCGGATTGCGCCTGCTTGCGTAATCACGATCGCGCTCGCGCTTCTCGCGCCGGCCAACCGGGCGATGGATCGGCGGGCGGACAGGCATGGTGCTGATCTCGACGATGATGCTGATGGCGATGGCGTTGGAAACGACAACGCCCGCGATGGATCGTCTCCG